GTGATGTTAGAGGTCGTCAGGGTCTTGTCCGATCCCATGAGCAAGTTTGATGTAATGGTGAGTTCCGAATCGTGCGTGATGTTAGAGGTCGTGATGGTTCCAGATGTCGTCAGTCCACCTACATCAATTGTGGCAGTTGTGACTGCGCCTTGATCTGTCACGCCTTGAAGATTTGGTTGGGCCGCGGTGTTGCTAAGCAAACCTCCATCTCCTAACAACAAAGATGCGGTGAGTGTTCCATCAATTGTAGCTAGACCATTTACATAAAGATTTGCAGTAGCATTTATATTTGAAGACGTAATGATGTTAGCTTCGAGATTAGCCATTTGACCTGGTGTGGACGTGAGTGTTTCATAAACCAATGTTCCTACTGTAAAAGACCCCCCGTTATTGACGACTACGTCTGATGTAATAGTCACTCCATCTGATGCACCAATTGTCAATGGTGACCCACCTTGAATGTTGGAAACTGTAATGGTTCTGAAGGTTGCGTCGCCGTTATATTGGATGTTTGCTCTCAATGCTCCGTTTGTATTGTAAACTTGCAAACAATCATCATTTGGAATCTCAGAAGATATAAGTTGTATAGACGCCAAATTAGACACGTTGGAATTTGGTACGGTTACATTGCTGTCGTCTACATATAACATTGTATTACCTTTAGTCACAAGTGAAATTTGATTACTTCCATATACATTGTTGTTTCCAAATACAATTGCAGCAGGGCTTAGTCCCACCTGAGCCTCATTAACGATAGCTTTTGTATAAACATATTTTGCTGTAGTAAAACCTGGAGTTGTAAGGGCCAAAAAATCACTTGGATTGGTTGAACCAATATCGTGTATGAAACTATCACTTGCGGTTATTGTTCCTGAAGAATCAATTTTGGACGCACTTAAGGTTCCTCCTATGAAGGCGTCGTTGGTGACCGTGTTGAGGTTGGTGATCGTGAGGTTAGAGGACTGAATGTTGGATGCACTTAGGGTTCCCCCAATGAAGGCGTCGTTGGTGACGGTGTTGAGGTTGGTGACCGTGAGATTCGAGGTCTGGATATTGGACGCACTTAGAGTGCCGAGAACTTCATGAGAATTGGTGACCGTGAGGTTAGAGGTCTGGATATTGGACGCACTTAAGGTTCCTCCTATGAAGGCGTCGTTGGTGACCGTGTTGAGGTTGGTGATCGTGAGGTTAGAGGACTGAATGTTGGATGCACTTAGAGTTCCTCCGATGAAGGCGTCGTTGGTGACCGTGTTGAGGTTGGTTACCGTAAGGTTCGAGGTCTGGATATTGGATGCACTTAGAGTGCCGAGAACTTCATGAGAATTGGTGACCGTGAGGTTAGAGGTCTGGATGTTGGACGCACTTAGTGTTCCCCCAATGAAGGCGTCGTTGGTGACGGTGTTGAGATTGGTGATCGTGAGGTTAGAGGTCTGAATGTTGGACGCACTTAGGGTTCCTCCGATGAAGGCGTCGTTGGTGACGGTGTTGAGGTTGGTTACAGTGAGGTTCGAGGTCTGAATGTTGGATGCACTTAGAGTGCCAAGAACTTCATGAGAATTGGTGACCGTGAGGTTAGAGGTCTGGATATTGGACGCACTTAGGGTTCCTCCTATGAAGGCGTCGTTGGTGACCGTGTTGAGGTTGGTGATCGTGAGGTTCGAGGACTGGATATTGGACGCACTTAGTGTTCCCCCAATGAAGGCGTCGTTGGTGACGGTGTTGAGGTTGGTTACAGTGAGATTCGAGGTCTGGATATTGGACGCACTTAGAGTGCCGAGAACTTCATGAGAATTGGTGACCGTGAGGTTAGAGGTCTGGATATTGGACGCACTTAGGGTTCCTCCTATGAAGGCGTCGTTGGTGACGGTGTTGAGATTGGTGATCGTGAGGTTAGAGGTCTGAATGTTGGACGCACTTAGGGTTCCTCCGATGAAGGCGTCGTTGGTGACGGTGTTGAGGTTGGTGATCGTGAGGTTAGAGGACTGAATGTTGGATGCACTTAGGGTTCCCCCAATGAAGGCGTCGTTGGTGACGGTGTTGAGGTTGGTTACAGTGAGATTCGAGGTCTGGATATTGGACGCACTTAGAGTTCCTCCTATGAAGGCGTCGTTGGTGACGGTGTTGAGATTGGTGATCGTGAGGTTAGAGGTCTGGATATTGGACGCACTTAGCGTTCCTGTAATATTAGCGGGTCCTGATAGATAAAGATTTGATGTGTTAACGTTGGACGAGCTTAATGTACCTGTAATGTCTGCAGGTCCTGATACATAAAGATTCGATGTGTTGACGTTAGAAGAATCCAAGATCCCCGTCGCGGTCAAGTTAGTACCTCTAATTTCTCCGACAACGTCCAATTTTTTAGTTGGTGTAGTTGTTCCAATACCTACATATGCAGCTGGATGGACACCTTCTCCACCAGAAATGAAAAACACACTATTACCTTCATCTTGAAAATCCACTACGGGCTGAAGTCCTGTTTGATTTGCTACAATAGCGGGACCGGTGCCTGCATTTTGAACATTCAGTGCAAATGACTCTGTACTAGTTGACGTAATTGTGACAAAACCTCCTGTTACTGACAAATTTCCAGTGATCAATACATGATCTGAAACGCTCAGACGAGGTGTCGTCATACTCAAAGCAGAAAGAGTGCCAGTGACGTCAGCAGGACCGCTGACATACAGATTTGATGTGGCATTGATATTGGATGCTGTAACACCGGACGAGGAGAGATAATTTCCAGCTCCTGTAATTGTAATATTTTCAGAAGATGTAAGTCCCGCCGAAGAAATAGTTCCATCCACTATGGCATTCCCTGTTATGGTTGCATCGCCTACAACGGTGAGATTGGTAATCGTGTCTGCCACGAGATTCGATGTTGATACAGTAGCAGCAAAAACCGTACCAGTGGTTGTTAGTCCCGTTGTTGTGACAGTTCCTGTCACTGGATCTGATTTTAGATCTTTATTTGAAGTTAGGTTAAAGTTCCCGTCACTCAACTGAATGACACCTCTCTTCCCTGAAGCAACAATCCCTCCATCAAAATCAGAAGAGTTGTCTATGGAACTCATTACTATTAATTAAAGACATAAAAACATATTCAACTAATAACGATGGACAGGTTCGACCCTCAGAATGAAAAGCATGTTCACTGGCTGAAGGGCTCTTTTGAGAAGATGGAGCATTACACTTCACCCGAATCTCAAAAGAACGGCAAGGAGTTTGTCCGTTACGTAAACTCTAATCCATTTGGGTTAACTATTAACGCCAGCAACGTCATGGACTGGCCGATGATCCACTCGATGATCGCCACAAAGTACGCGAAGGCGGTTCTCACTGGTCAAGCCTGGCTACCCTGATCTCATAGCCAGGAAACGTGTGACCGACCTCTGAAAGGAAATTTTCCATGATTTTGGTTCCTTGATTTGACATGAAATCAACGTAGATCATTTGTTCTTTGTGATCCACCTTGATGGGTATTCCAATACTTCGCAATCCATCGTAGTGGAAGGGGTTCACTGGCACTTCAATGGTAGTTGTCTCCATAGTTTAGTCTACAATGCCATGTTAGTTTTAACCCTGTATCCTTTGTATATCTTCTTTGCCTTCTTGACACATTCATCATGTAGATCCCCAATGAAGTATCTGGACATCGTGACAGTCACCATTTTTTCATGGTCATCCACCTGGGCGTCGAAGTCAATAGTCCTGATGCCCTCAAATTCCAGGGGTGAAACTTCCATGGCGATCGTCTCGTGTCTCATACTTAAAAATATAATGATTTTTATTTTTAAATATGCTCTACTACAGTTGCTTGTTCAGGAACGTGCCTGCGTACATGTTCAATAAGCGCACCGAACTGAAGAGACCCACCAAGAAGATGATTGAAAATCCTCACGAGCATGTCCACGACTGGATGGAGCACGAGGAGCTCTATTCTCGTCTTCACGATCAAAAGGTTCGTGAACAAGAGAACAAACTGGATGCCATGGAGTTATTCTGTAAGGAAGAACCTCATGCTCTAGAGTGTAGGATTTATGATGTTTAACGTTGTGCCAGCGACATAGCGAATGGATTGTTGTCCAATTGTTTGACAGCAAGGCCCAAGTTGTTTGTCCTGAAATCTGCATTTCCCTTGTAGGCATTGTTATTCTGCTTCCAAGTGATATCGTAATTTTGGGCGATGGACTGGTTTCCGGCGCCTCCCTCTACGACCGTGGAAAGACTGTCGCGGGTCTTGGTGATTTTGCCCTGAACTTGTGTGGCCGAGCCGCGAACGTTCATGCGGCCACCCGGAGGCGTGTAGCCCTTGTTGCCGCGTTCGGCGGGACGCAGAAGGATAGTATTTTGGGTGTTCTGGTAGGCACCTTCGAACGAGTGGATTCCGGGAGCAGCCACGTCGTTGGTTCGCGCCACAAAGTTTGCCTTGTTGCGCGTAGGAGTGTCCTGATTTGTTGCAGAGGATACTATGCGTTTAGGTGCACCAAACTCAAGACCGTCCATGCGGGTCGTGGTTTCCGAGCGGATGGTGGGTCGCTGCGTCTTCACATACTGTTCGCGTTCGCGCTGTCCGGTGAGCATTCCACCCTGACCCTGCGCGCGACCCTGTTCCAGAGGACGCTTTCCCTCGGCGCCCAAAAGTTGGTATGTCTTCTCGGGGCGGTTCTGAGTCACCGTTATACGCTCTGCCCCACGGTCAACAAAATCCTTGGCGGGACCCGACCTGCCCGGAAGAGTGGTCAGGCGATAGGCACCGACATTATTGGGCATCACGCGGAACTGCTGCTGATAGCCACCGTAGGCGGGAACGTTGGCCGGGACGCCGATACCGGGACCGACGAACCTTCGCTCGGCGGACGACAGATTGTTCATGCGACTCGAGACATTCTGGCGATCATACAGATTATATACGGGCTGTCCAAACGGGAACTGTGCATTGGGTGCTGTATCTTGAAGGGTTGCCACGACCTCTTTCTTAGGGTTGATGACGCCACCCATCGGATTATTTGGATTGAACGTCCCGGTGAACAGATCCGTCACGGCTGTCAATTCCTGGGTTGGAGTATTCACATTGTTGCCAAAAAACGGCAATTGCTGTGTCTCCCGGTTCGGAACGGGTGCTGGAGTAAAACCTTCTTTGCGGTCACTGCTGGCGATTTGACGACCCGCCACAGCAATCCCTAACAAGGCCACAAGACTCAATGGGTCCATATTAAAACTAGGGTAGATTTAAATTAGGCTGGATAACGACGATCAAAAACGGCGTTCTGAACATTCGCCCGGCTGCTCGCGGGATCCCACGACCGAGTACGAAGAGGCACCGAGCAAGACATCTCCATTGAAGGGAAGTCGTATTGGCGACCGGCATAGCCCTTCTTGAAGAACGTGCTAGACTGAGGCCGGAGCATGTCCTCGACCAGAATCAGATTTCCTGGAGCCCCCTTGCCAGCCATGTAAGGGGCCGTCCCGTAGAGGGGTGTCGAAGCGCGACCCGAACCTGCATAATTGAGGTTGCTGACTACCGGAGGCGCGATCACGTGATCGTAGGCGCAATCCACTGGCAGACTCTCGGCATCCAAAAGAACCTTTGACGTGTTGAGCTGATAAGCCATATTACTATCACCAGAGATTTTAACTAGTGGTGCCACCGAAAGTTCCTCTGAGCTGCTGAAGTTCGGGCATCCTGGACTGTCCAAACATTGACGCGTCACTGGGATAGCAAGCATCGGTATTATCCCGACAGACCTTGTTCATCAACGGGGCATAGGCACCGCGAAGGAATGCGCTCTGATCGTTGGGGATGGTCGTTGACGGCATGCTGTAAAAGGCACGGGACGCCTGGTTTCGGCTCGAATAGACGTCAGCCTGGTCGGTGGGAGTGCCGTCGTTCATAAACTTCTTCACCTTGTCCTTGACGGTCGGGTAATAGCACGCCGCCGTTCGCTTCGGGTTGTCCACGTAGTCCGAAATAAGTACATTGGCCATGGGATTTTCCTTGGTCGGTTGCTCGCACGACTGCCCTGGGGTGGTCGCGTTGAATCTGACCCCCTCCTCCTCGAACGAAGCTGGTCGCATGCCTTCCTTGATGCCTCCCGCCAGAAGCATGGAAGCCATGACCATGATAACCGTGAGACCCAGGTAAATAACCCTGATGTCGCGATTGATGACGTAAAGGATCGCCATGGTGTAGAGGATGAACCTCGTGGCGGCATTGAGCCTCTCCACGGGGGTCTGCTTGGCCAAAGGCCAAAAGAGTAGCACCTTGTTCTTGGCAAACAGATGCGATGGATTTCTAAACCACGGTTGTTCCATTCTTATTTATTGACTAGTTATTTTTTTCACTCGGATGCACCGGGTGGCTGCTGAAGAATCTTGCTCAGATTTCCCATGAGCGGGCCAAGGGCGCCCATGATCTTCGCTTCATCGAGACCTCCCTGACCGTCGCCGAACTGCTGCTCGACCTTGGAGGTCATCTCCTGCATCATCGCCGGGTTCAAAAGATTTCCAAGGATACCGGCAAAGGGGTTAGACTCGGCGTCGACATCTTCGCCCTGGGGTGCAAACATCTTATTGATCATTTCGGGTGAAAAGTCCATCTTGGTTTGGCGGGACGCCTGGATCTCCTCCTCGCTGACGTTGTTACCGAGCACGTAGAGACCCTGAACATACTGCCAGATCGCCGAGCGACTTCCATCCGAAAGCTCAGAATTCCACATGGACTCGAGGTCGAGGGTCTTCAAAATTCCATAGCTACGCGAAAGTTCCTCGAAGATCTTCTCATCCTGATTGCGAATCAGATCTTCGTGAGGCTTCACATTTTTCATAAACGTTTCCAGACATACACCAGCATCCTTCTTGATCAGCATGCCGACCGTGTTCCTGTAGGTCTTCACAATGGTATTCTCTGGGAACGTGTGAGCCAGTTCATCCACAAACTGTAGAAGAAGTTCGTTAAATGTATCTACACTGGCCATTTCGTACTATTTAAAAGGAGTAAAATCTTTAATTACATACCGCGACTAACTTCTGGAAAGGGCGTCTCATAAATCTCCTCGCGCTGAGAGATGCCGAGATAGACGATCGCGCCTACCAGAATGGCATTCAGAATCGCCGGTTTGATCATGTCCGCATTCCTGGGAGGCGCCTCGCGATTGATACGGGCGACCAACTGGATGTAGGCCATTGTGACGACCGCACCGACCAAAGCCGCGATCAAAGGATTTTTAAGCGAATCGCTGATCATTATTACATAAAGCAGATTTTAGTATGTTTAACGGTTCGCATTGGGATTTATAGAAAAATCTTCTTCTTCGTCCATCGGTGTCATGGGCGCCCTCCTCATAATCTTGTCGTTGAACGTAAAATTCTTGGTCTCCTGAGGTGGTTCCATGTCCGGTTCTTCTGATGCCATTTCAGGTTCCGGTTCAGGTTCCGGTTCCTGTTCAGGTTCTTCGTGTGATTCCTCATCATATTCACCTCCCACGGGAATCTCCCCCTCGCTTGGAAACATACCAGTCTCTTCTTCCATTGGCTCGGGCTCAGGCTCGGGCTCGATCGTCTCACCGTTCATGACGTCCACGGCATTCTTGTTAAGGTAGGTCTTCAGGATCTGATTGATCGGAAGCATCTCCTTGACCGTCTCTTCGACCACCCCTTCCATCCGCTTGATGAGATCCTTGCGACGGTCGTTCCTGCTCCCGACCTCCTGATAGATGTAGGGATCCTCATAGATCCGCTTGGCGACGTTGGTGTAGACGCCCAGCACGAAAACGTCGTTGGTGGGAATCTTGAGAGACACCTTGCGCGAGTCCTTGGAGAGCCTGACCGACGAAATGATCTTGACCGTGGCCACGAAGCATGCCGCCGTCATCTCATCCAGGCATCCACCACACCTATCCACACACTTGCCGACCTCTGAATCGATCCGATAGTTGTTCCACTTAGGGATATTGGCGAGTTTCTCCTGAAACATTTTGAGCGTGTTGCGTCCCTGGGTCTCCACCTTGGCTTCGGCGTAGAGCGAGTCCATGCAGTCCAGAGCGCTGGGCAAAATTGTGGACGAAAGTTGGTTCAATAGTTCCTTCTTGGCCTCCACAAGAACATTAAGGTTATTGTCCATAGTTACTGATAAAATGTATTTAATTCAGCGATATTTGTCCGCGGCTTTTTTGAGGTTCGCGAGGGATGCAAACTCATTTTCCGGCTCTTTGGGCTTGGACTTGGGCTTGGAACTGGACTTTTTGGACGTCTTGGGGTACCACGAAACAAACAATTGACCATTTTCATATAATTGTGTGAAGAAACCGCCGTTGATGAATTGTCGCTCGACGTACTGGGCGGCCTTGTTCAGGTCAAATGAAGGGAATCCTATAAGGAACGAAGGCACCTGAACCCAAGTTTCGTGCAGTCCCAAATCAGCGACTTGCCTCACCTTGGTGCTGGCGCGTTCGTAAATCTCCGTATAGAGTTTCTTTTTTAGCTCTCGTTTTCTGTGGTCGATCTGTTGAACTTCGTCCACCCTCAAGGGCATTTCTATTAATCTTTTAGTTTTTACTAATTCACATTTGTCGTATCCTCGTCTGGATTATTGGCGAGCCACTCGGTTGCAGCGGAAACGGTCTTACTATACCTCATGTCTTCGCCATCGCCCCACTTGTCCTTGATCGCCTTATCGACAAGTGCCAGGGCGCTCTTGTTGGGCACGTTAGAGTTGGCAATGGTATCGTAGGGCATCCATTCGCCTGCAGTGAGTGTATCCTGAAAAGCCTTGATCTTTTCGCCGTTCTTTAAGGGCTGACTGGTAATACCTTGAATCTTGATGCCATCCTCATCTCCAATGGCAATAACGTCCACTTCGGTACCGTAGAAGCGCTCTGTTTCAAGAAGCAGGAAACGGCATCGGTACGTCGCTGGAACATTATCAGGAACCGTGGAATAGTTCTGATCTCGCTTGAGTTGATCAAGGTAGTTGATCAGTGCGGTTCGAGCTAATTGTTCTTGATCAGTGCCGTCTCCGTCCCTGGTGAGTAAGGCGTTCTTGTCACGAGCCTGAAGGAACTCGACATATGAATCATAAACGTCTGGGCGTTTCTGTTTGAGTTCGCTAATCTTGTCCGGTGAATCAAACACTTGAATGAAGATAGTTTCAATTGGGAACATTTTCAGCCCTTGTGTATTGAATATTTCATTGACGGTGGCGTCCAAAATCTTCTTAATCATAAATGCTTTGATCGATACATCCTCTACTGGGTTTCCGGTAATCTCGAGATTACCTTCTGTTATCACACCGGTGACGGCGGGACGGAATCCAGCGAACCCGCGATCCCACCTGAGTCCCTCGCGGTTCATGACAAGGTATCCCACAATCGCGACAACCAGCACGATGAAAAATATAGTCTGCATACGCATCTTATATACTGGTGCGAAATTATATCCCCTGATAAATTCACCAACGCTTGTAAGAAAGCATGTTTGCCATCATGTTGTACAGTCCACGCTGTCAACACTGTCTTGAGATATTCAATCTATTGGATCAATGTCCTATCAAGGATCAGATCAAGTACCAAAACATTCACGAAGAATCTGTTCCAGAAGATTATCGCAAGGTGCTTACCCATGTTCCAGCATTGATCACCAAGGACGGGAGACCTTTGATGGGTCCAGAAGTCAAGCAGTGGGTTCTTTCCATGATGCCAAGTGAAGTGGAATCCTTTGATCATTCGGCATTCGCATCATTTGATGGAAATCCCACTTCGGCACCAGGTCTATTTGATCTTGAATCCTATGGCGCTCCGCTGGCGCCTCTTATGACACCCGAGTTGGAAGCCAAGATAAACAAGAAAACCACAACTAACTAAATGATCACAAACCCAGAAGAAGTTCCAAAGTCACTTGGAAATACATATTCGTATAAACAAGGATACAGTTCGTGGAAAGAATTCATCAAGGAACGTGGGGACTCTGGATTCAAACAATTTCTTGAAGATCTTTATGTGCGCGAATTAAAGAAAACGCGCAATGATTCTAGTAAATGTTCTTGAAAACTATTCAAGCAACTGCATTTAAAAACATCTTTGAGGTTCTCAAAGACATCCTCAACGATGTTAATGTATCTTTTAGCAAAAAGGGGATTCACATGTTGACCCTAGACAATGCTCGCACTGCTATGGTAGAACTATTTCTGGATGGTAATCAATTTGAAGAATATTCATGTGAAAATGAAATTATTGTTGGTATTAATACCACAAATGTTTTTCGTGTTTTGAAGTCTGTCACAGTAAATGATGTACTGGTAATGAAGATTGAAGAAAATCATGTACTAAATATTTCTATTGAAAATAGTACAAAAAAGAGCAAAAGTCATTTCAACCTTCGACTCTTGGACATAAACGACGAGATGTTTGAAGCACCAAAACTCGTGGTAATGAGTATTACAACTTTTCAGACCGTAGATTTTCAGCGGTTGTGTAGAGATATTTCGCATATTGGTTCTGAACTTGTAATAGAGAGATCATTCAAAAAGATTGGGTTCCGATGCACTGGTGACTTTGCAGAACAGTACACTGAATATGACATCGACTCTGATACCACCAAATTCGATTCTATGAAAGATGTATTTTCACTTAAATATCTAAATCTTTTCACAAAGGCAACATCAATGTGTTCCAATATGAAACTTCACCACCACGGAGAGGAGATGCCTCTCGTCCTGGAGTATAAGGTTACTTCACTAGGTGAACTTAGATTCTACTTGGCACCAAAGTGCGAGGAGTAAGTTCTTCATTCTTCTTAATAACAATCTTTTTACCAAACATATAGACGTGCCACTCATCTGGTACCTCTTCATTGGCATCAAATAGATCCTCCATACGGATGTCTTTGACGTTGTGAAAGTCCGACCTCGGTCCGGCGTAGCGCAGAAATCGAGCTGTATCCCACATCTTCACTTCGCCATTTTCCATGACTGCCTCGACCTTGTTAATCATGATCGGCCCTTTCATTCCTTCCGATTCTTCAATATCACGTATCCTGCGCATAGGGTCTCTGGTCACCATAGAATAAGGTGCACCGCGGTAGGTATATTCCTGCTCATAACGAATGTTCTCAACACACTCTGGCTTCTTTCTACGCAACACGTAAATGGCATCCCTGAAGTCTGGATAGTAACACGTGATATAGGTCTCTCCTGAGTTCATCAAAGGCCAGCCCTCCATAATTCGCTTCCACTCTGGCGAAGGAAAAAGACAATCTTTTTTTGTATTAATATCATAGATCATTTTCAAAGGCATAGTTACCTTATAGGGATCCTCGTTATACCACCACCCGACAAGCTTGACGAGAAAATTATACATTTAAAGTTATAACGATACTTTTCTTTAAATGAGTTTACTCGAACGATATAACACAAAAATCAAAGAATATGAGAATGATCAAAATGCTTTACATGAATACATAACTATGGCATCCCCTTATATAAAAAGATATCACGAAGAGAATTGTCGTCGTGATATATTTTTAGAATATATGCGCGTAGTAGAACAAGATATTACACAAGCAATTGATACAGACTTTAATACTACAGATACAATAAACAAAAACGATAATTGTAAAAATTGTAATTCTACAAATGTGCACGAAAATGAGACCGAAGGAGAAATCGTATGTCAGGATTGTGGTTCATGCGAGAGTTATATAGCCACCAGATTATCCTACCAAGACGAACAGGACATTTCAAAGAATACTCAATATTCATATAAAAGACAGAATCATTTCAATGAATGGGTTCAGCAATTTCAAGGTAAAGAAACGGCTAATATTCCAGATGAATTGATAGAACAATTGCGTTATGAACTCAAGAAACAGCGTATTGAACAAGTATCTAAAATAACTCACGCCAAGGTACGAGGCCTCTTGAAAAAAATGCGCCAAAATAAATACTATGAACACATCCCTTATATTGCCAATATTCTTACCGGCGTGAGACCGCCAGAAATGCCGATCGCTCTCGAAGAGCGTCTCAGACTCATGTTCAATGAAATACAGGAACCCTTTGACCAGGTGTGTCCCAAGGATCGCAAGAACTTTCTGAGTTATCCATACGTTCTTTACAAATTCTGCGAACTTTTGGGAGAAGACCAGTACCTTCCCTACTTTCCACTTTTGAAGTCCAAGGAAAAACTCACTCAACAGGATGTCATATGGAAGGACATGTGTGAAATTCTCAAGTGGGAATTTATTTCAACAGTATAACTAGCAAGGATGTCGTCCTACATGAGACTGAATGATGGAATTTCCATCAATAAGATAAATCCGTACGCCGACCCGATGAATTTTACGCCGGGTGTCCCTCTGGGTGGTGCTTACAAGGCGGTATATAAACCCTCAGATGAACCCCAGGTGGCGCTTGTTAACGCCGTTCGCCCCGTAGGGGATGCGCTCGGAGGACCACTTGAAACCCACATGACAGAAACGAGTCAGGGGTGCGAGAAGACCATCGCCGCGGGGTGGAGAACCCCGTACTACTGCACACCGGGATCTCAGAATTATCCACTGAACAGGAAACCAGTACCAGAGCGAACATATTCACTGCCTCCTTGGAACGACACACCCAAACCCAACGAACCCATCACCGTAAAAAAGGAGGGCATGGTCGGTAGTATGGACGCTGCAAACTTCGCGGGTAACGCTGCTTCAGCTATACTCATAGCCCTCAGTATTATGACGCTCGTCAAATTTTTGTAATTTTGACGCTCTCTATTTTAGGGTTTCGTTTTTCTATTGTATCCCTCTCGAACTGAATTTTATTCAGGATACCTGGGCACTCGTGAAACTCCACTTGAATACAAGAGGTACACAGAGACGCGTGATCGCAGTAAGCACATGGAACGCAGATAATCTTCTTTCTTTTACAGTGACCACATCTCATATTAAAGAAGTGAGGAGTCTTACTTTTAAATATGGAAGCCAAAAACTTTCGAACCTTTCTTGGAAACGTCATCAAAGCGCGTGATGAAATCCAGGAACCTAAGCCCACGTTGCCTAGAGTGTCTACGATGACGGTCATGGGAGGCAGGGATGGCATCACGACCCCTCTCGCGACTTTCAAGGAGAAGTTTGTCGACGGGACCGGTGGTTGGAACATGGGAACAACCCATTTCAACAACTCACTGACACTGTCAAAGGATGTCGGCGAAACCAAAAAGCGCTCTGTCAAGTTGTTTCCGAACGGGAAGATTCACGTGACAGGATCATCTACACCAATGGAAGGACTGGAAATCATCCAGGAGATCCAAAAAATAGTAGATGAGGTCTTTCCCGAGACCAAAAACAATCCCGTGTCACCCATGGAAATACAGATGATCAATGCAACGTTCCGTCTCCCTCACGGCATCGATCAGATGGCTTTGTTGGATCTTTACAAGAAACACAAAAAGTTTGTGAAAAAGCCATCTTACAGTCCAGAGACTTACTCGGCGGTGAAAGCCAAGATGTTCAACATGACGGTCAGTGTTTTTAAAACCGGTAGCATCGTAATGTCGGGCGCCAAGAATTTCAAGGATATCGCCATGGCATACAAGTTCTTGATCAGAATTCTTTATGATCCACTAGTCGAGGGGGACTTCATAAACTTCAAGGAAAAGAATGACAGAATGGTACATCAGAAAGAATCATTCCACCAGAGGATCAGAGATTTTTATCTACTGAATAAGTAAAAGATGTCTCAGCGTCTTGGTATGGCCGATGGTCGCGCCTTCACTATTTACACCTCTAACCAGCTGATCAACGATAAGATCATGGCTGATAATGGTATTGCGTATCCTCTTAACTACCAGTACCGCCAGCTGATCACCAAGATGGGTCCTGATCTGCTCAAGCCCATCACCGACCTTCAGCGCGTGGGTCCGGTGCCCTCCAATAGCATCACTCGGTGCTTCTCGGCGGATGTCCCGCTGCTCAAGGTCCCCAAGACTAATTAAATAATAAACTCCTTGAAATTCCATTATGGACTACGTAAAGCAATTTCAAGATGCATGTGCCGCTATGAAGAAGGACGGAACTCTTACCCAGGAGAGGATGACCGTCGCCTGGCTCATGTTTATGCCCAAGGATCAGGCCGAAAAGGCCGTCAATACTGCTAGAAAACTTAGTTCGCGTAAAGCAGAGCCCCCATCCCGTTCTGGACCCTGAGAATGTTGTAATTGACCGCATAGATAGGACCATTGATACTTGAATCGTTGATGAGTTTGATCGAATCCATGCGCGAAAAGTTGCACGTTCCGGTGGGCTGGAGCTTGGAGGCATCCAGACAGAAGGGGATCATCAGTTTTACATTGTAGTATCCAGTAGTACTATTGGCTGCATCCGTTCCAGACTGAGTCTGATGATGATAGGCCGAAACCGCAGTGTAATGTGGAATCGCTTGCTTCTTTTCACCTACATCCGTACCGTTAAGCTGAAGAAGAACCTTTTGGTCTGCAGCAAACGCGCTTGCGGTGGAAGCAATAAACTTAACCGGGTGATTGAA